TACTTGATTTACAACGTTTTAGTAATTGTTGGAATACGTTAAAATACGTAAAAAAGTGTTTAATCAATATTTGGGTGAATTTCAGTATCAGACAAAAAAAGTATTCAGACAATCAGAAATTGACTATCTGAATACTTTTTTTTTTTGTTTAACATAATATCAAATTAATATTATCAGCTTGGCAGTTTGGCTCTCATTGTCATATTGACCACTTAGCACCCTTGCCTTTTGACTAAAAAATGATATATAGGTTAAATTATTCTTGAAATCTGCATAGTTTATAGATATAATTACTTCGTAACACCGGGTGAAACTCTTAGCCGTGTGTGTATTCACATTTATTTTCGGGTAATACGCACGGCTCGGCAATGTAGCTATCTCGGCACTATCATCTATCTCAACAACATTAGCATTTGACAGATCAACATCTAATATCGTTGTTTCTTCGTAATTATCATTTCCCTCTATCTTGATAACATTCTTTTTTGCCTTGAAATTTCCGAACGTGTCAAATTTCTGAGTGTAGCTAATTATTGGATAATAACGCATCTGCGTTGGCATTGGTATGATAGACGTTTGCAACGTACTTTCATCTATTATTATATCTTGATTTAAGGCAAATTGATATATACGTAAAAGTTGTAATATATTTATATCAGGAAGGTAGTCTGTGATGCTATATATATAGAATGGTGTGTAATCCAATAAGGAGAAAGATATACTTTTTTCACCAGTTAGGTCTTCACCGATGCATAAGTCGTACAAATCTTGCATGCTAATTAAAGCATAATATACATTACTTTCCCATTTAATATTAGGTATAGGCGTGTTTTGGTTCCCTATTTTTTTATAACCCTCTTCTTCTAATACTACTGCGCACGTCCCTAAAAAATCGTCTTTCGTCAAAGAATTGACATTAGCTCCATATTTTAACAAACATAATGTACTCGGACCTACACTCATCTCAAATTCGTATGGAAAATTTATTGCCGTCAATGTAATATTTTTGCCAAAATCCCATTCTTTTGTGTTGTATAAATTTAAAAACATATATGGTTGATATTTAGATAATAATGGTACGCTGGTAATTCTCATTGTTTTACCTGAAAATTCCGTATGTATATTGCCCGTATAACTATAGCTCGTAGATACTTGATGTAAGGGAAATGTTGTTATTGGCGTATATATATATACATCTGCCAACTCATCTGCAACTTTAATGTAGAATTCATTTAGTAATTTCTTGATACTCCATTTAAATCCTTCATTAGTAAATTCTCCGTAATCCTCCCAATAGTGACGTATATTTTCATGTTCATCTGTGTAGGTTTCAGTGATTAGTCTGTTGAAATTTTGTGTCCTTTTACCGCAAAGTCCTTTAACATTATATGCACTTATTGGACTTTTCGCCGTTTCCCTTATTGTGCCATTTTCCTGCATACATTTGAGTTGCCTATTGCCAATAATATACATAATATTTCTCTCTTCGCCATTGCTCGCCTGTATCATCTTCATCAGAATAGGCTCTACTTTTTGTTGTTCGATAACGGCGTAACTACTTTTTGTCAGGGGCGTTAAGGTACCATATACGCCTGTAATACCTTGATTTACAAAAAGTGTATTATTCCAAATTGCAGTATTATTTGTGACACTTTTTTGCGCCTCAATATTAAACCAATTTAACGCATTATCTTTAATTGTTGGCGTGTAATTGGCTTGTATCTTTTCGCGGTTAACTAATTCAATTATTTCCATACCTCTGTAATGTTATTGTTAGTACTCCGTTATCTCTCTCTGTCGGTTGCTCGACATTCCATTTCTTAACATAATAAATAGATTGCTCATTCTGAAAGTTAAGCGTATGATTAGTTAGAATATATCTCGGGCAATTAGCAAGTAGTGCAGTATACAACCATATATCATACATAGTTAAATTAGGTACTTGTATAGTGTGTGTAATAGTAGTGTCATTGTACACTTTCAGCCCCTCAAATGTATCACCTACTCTGTATCTATCAGAATTAAATTCAGCCGGTTCAAATTCGGCCGAATCCTCTATGATACCCACCAATATAAATGGGTTTCTGTTGTTAGTACTAAAATTGTTGAATTGGCATTGTAATACATCATTAGCAGCCGTATTCACATTGTCCAAACTGCAAACTCTGCCACCTCGCCAAACAACATTACTATCAGCATCTAATATCTCTAACACTCCACCATTAGCAATTTTTATTGCAGTCTGTGTCGATATTGACGTGTAAAACCACCTCGTTTTTGTGTTGTTTGTTCCAAATTCTTTGCTTTCTGTCGTTAACGTGGTAGTAACATCATTCACATTAATTCGCATCGAAAAATCAAGGCTTTCCGCCCCCTTATACCCCCAAATCAATGTTTGAGTTATATTCGCTGTTAATAGGTTAATTGTCGGGGGTGTGAATAGTGTTGTATTATCATCTATATCTACCACTTGTCCGGTACATCGTGGAACAACATCTGTATTGACGATTGTTTTTTGATTTATTGTGATAGAGAATGTACTGGTACTATGCGTTATCCACGTACTGCCACCAGTCGCTATATATACATATTCAAATGTAAATGTATAAGTGCCAAATGATACTGCATTAATTAGAATATCAGCTGTTTTGCATTCTCTGAAATCAACTAATGTTAATGTTGTTGTCTCTTGCTTAATTCTAACACCATACACCATTTGCGTGAAGTCGCCTGTGTAATTTAAATGCAATACCTTTTGACTTTCAACCGCCCATTCTGTACGCCATATAGATATGTAACTATAACCTGTATTGTGCTTATATATTTTCATATTACAATGTATTTTTTTGATGTTACATTCCTTGTTAATTCTATTCTGAATACTCCATTGTTGAGGTCCGCCGTTGCATCTGTAATGCTTACATTACTTAAATGATATTGCACCCACGCCCTGCCATTGCTTATATTAATTAAATTTTGATTAGCAAACAAGCCTTTATATACGTAAAGGCTCTTATTCGTCAATTGTGGTATCATCAATATCATTTTCTCATTAACATCATACATTGTGGTATCTATGCTCGCATTTCGAGATTGGATACTATGTATATTTTTTTTGGTTGGCTCAGAATACACGCCCTCTAATATCATTGCGAACGTTGGCATTTCAACCTCATCGGGGGCATTAAATCGCACCATAACACGCTCTTCATTGCACGTTATCAACGGCTTAATGCTCTCAATAATATTACCCCACAACCCAACTACTTTGTACACATCAGACGGATCTATATCGGTGAATTGCAACATGATATTATACCACCCGCCTTTATTCCATTGCGGAGCATCGGTAAACTCGTACACTAATGTAGTATTTTTAAATAGTCGTTGTTGATGTGCGTAAACTGGTAACCATATTTGAGTGGTAAACCCTTGTAAAGGCTCTAATATTTGGGGGATTATCACGGCACTAACCTTCGAACAATCAGTATAAGTGTACACCGACCTTATCGTTCGATGTGTAGCATCGTTCACATATATTGTCATAGTATCTACCGCTATATCATATTGCTCGTAATTATCATTGTATAGAATGCTATTTATCTTAATATGATATTCAGTGTTATTCACGTCAAAATAATTCGGTAGTATCGGGCGTAAATCAACATAAGTACCGCCATAAAACGCATCTAAAAAGACATATCTTTCCATACTCTTTCCCGTTTCCACACACACGAATTGCATTCGTGCATATTGAGGTTTAGTGCCTGTGCTTGAGCCCGTAGTATCTTGGAAATATATAGATATAGGTTTATTTAATTGATACCCTTGTTGCGAACAATTGACGCCAAAATATGAGAGTGTTAACTCTACGACATTTATTGTTGTCTCAGCTGTGTAGGTATTGCCATCTGAATATGTATAGGCAACATTGTATATATAGCTACCTACACCAATATTTGAAAATAACACATTAATGGTGTTGTTTTGCATCGCTCCCTGCTCCGGGTCCGTTATTGACGTCTTACTGCTCCACGTACCTACGCCCGTATATACATCAGTATCATCATCTACATTCGTCAACGTGTATACTATTGACGCCTTGTCATATTCTACTTTATCTTGCTCGGTGATATTACTATCTATAATAGCAATATTGGTAGGTAATGTTACATCACCTCTGTTATATTGTGTTGTTGTTGGTAGTGTTATAATAGGGGTGCTCTCATTAATCACATAGCTTGTCAATGGTATTGATGCTGCATTAAGCATTAAATGATTTGCCAATAATACTAACCCCTGTGGGTATTGTAAATTTAACAGCTCTTCAATCTCATCTCTATCACCTGTTAACTTAACTCTTATCGTTGTTGTTCTCGCATCACCATCTTCTGTTATCGTGCTATCAACAACGACACAATCTAACAACTTATCTGTCGGTTGCCCCTGCACTCCAAAAACGCCTCCTAATCTAAAAAGCCAATTGTAAGAAGTATTGAAAGCAACATATAAATAGTTGTGGTCTTGATACCTAACAATAATATCATATTCAGCTGTTATAACATTATTTGCTTCAACATTGAATTCTAAAGGCATATTGGCATTGATAGCCAACCCCCATTTGCTACTATTGTAAATCAATAATGATATAATATGCCCATACCCCGCAGTATCTGAATATAAAGATAAGGCACTGTAATAGACAGTGTGATTCTGCGTGTAGAACCCAACGTGGCTTGTTGATATATTATTGTTGTACTGCGCCTCTATATATGCGCTTGAATATTCAGACCAATCGAAAAATAATGTAAAATAGTAATCATATACATTATCTGAAATACGTGTACGAGTGTTGACCCAATACGTAGGATAAATGCTAAAATCAACACCTTGCCCTGCTCGTTTCACACAAACGAGTTTACTACTAAAAAGTGTGTTATAACTCTCATCGCCTTGTGTCCAGTTCTTTTCGCCGTTGATAAGACGTTGCATATTCAGCAACTCCCCTTCATTTGGCGAACCTATCGTTGCTATACACTTGACGGCAAACCATTTTGAATTTTGCTGTCTGTCAAATGTGCCTTGCTCAACCGTTATCGATAAAAAAGTACTCATATTTTAATATTTTGCTAATTCATCATAAGTTAGTACTTTGTCTTCAAATTCTTTAAACTCAGAATACACCAACACAGGCGCGGGGGCATTCGTTATTGCATCTGTAATAATAGCACCTAATCTATCATAGTCAATACCGCTTGCAATACCATTGTTAGCTATATCCATGAAGTTTTTTTGTTGTTGAGGTGTTAATATGCTTTCACCACTATTAACGTGTGCTATCAGCTTATCACCCGAATAACTACTACCACCGACGAACCCACCTGTTGCATAGTTACCCACATCGGCTTGTTCCATTATCTGCTTAGCCTGCACTATCGTGCTTGCTACACTCGTAACAATACCAATGATAGTGCCCACCATTTGCGCTGTGTACGCCGCCAAAAGGGCGGGCGCTGCAGGTCCACCTGCCGCCGCCGCTTGTGCTGCACCCGCAGCCGCCGCGCTTATCGCTTGCGCACCATTCGCTATGCTCTGCGCCTCGCTAATTAACAACGTTGACATCGCTACGCCTTTCATTATTTCGCCCGCCTCTTCACTCTCACCAGCATACGCTTGCATTAGTTGTGTCATCGCCTGCACATTAGCCCCTGCCTGTGCTTTCATCTCATTAAAGGCTTGTAACTGAAATGCTTCCGCCTCTGCAATCTTAGCATTGCGAAGATCGGTTATTTTCTGTTGATACTCGGCCTCGATATTAAGTTTCGCAATATTAAATTCCTCAGTGCTTATCAGTTCTTGTTCTTGATACTCTTGCAATTTAGTTAGCTTGGTCTCATATTCAAACGCCAATTGTTCTTCGTCTGTCAACTGCTTAGTTAAGCCATATTCTTTCAAAATTTCCAACCTCTGCGCGTTGTTTGCCTTAATCTCTTCTAAACGCTTATTATTCTCTTCTATCAACTTTGCGGTTAATTCATCCTCCAATTTCATTTGTGCCTCAATCTCTGCATCTTCCGCCTTTTGCCTTTCCTCTATTTCCTTTAGCCGTGCTTGTTCCTCCGCCTTACGCGCGTTAGCTTCACTATTTCTTAACGCTGCCATTTGTCCATTTAACTCTCTCACCTTATTAGCATAGTCAGTCTCCGCCCTCGTAACGTTTGCCCTTGCCTGTGCGAGTGCATTGTTAGCCTCTTCATCGTTGGCGGTTTGATTAGCTTGCAGTTCTGCTATTCTTAATTGTTCTTGCGCCAACTTCTTGCGTTCTTGCGACAATCGTAACTCTTTTGCGCGGACACTCTCTAACATTTGCAAACGTTCAGAATAGCCGTATTTATCTTTTTCATTAACTTTTGCCCTCAAATTGGCGATATCATTCTGTAACTTCGCCTCTTCTTCAATGAATTGTCGGTTATGTTTTGCATATTCCTGTTGCGCTTGTGTCAATTCTTGTAGGTTTTTCTTTGCATTTTCGGCACTTTTAGCTAAATCAACATCAAAACCCATTGCCTTTGCTAATTCGCCAAATTTAGACACTAATTTGCCCACAATTGACGATACTGCATTAATAGCTTTAACAACATTGTCAATTATGATACTTGCAAGCGCATCAAAGGCTTGCATTACTAAATCGACAATAGATTTCAAAGGTGCGAAGGCTTTATTTAGCTTGTTTGTGCTCTCTTCATCTCTATTGAAAGCATTCTGCAAAGCTGTCATAACAAGCATTAACGCCTGCATCACGGCGCCAACTGGATTAGCAGCTAACGCCTTTAAACTGGTACTGAATTTTCCCACACTCGGTATCGCCTGTTTAATGCTATCAGTGTAGTTACCTACATTTCTTCGCATATCACCAATACCACTTTCTAACGCCTTAACTTTGTCGGACTGCATTTTTATTTCGGCTCTGAATTTTTGCCCGGCACTTGTGTCTCTTTGTTCGGCGCTTAATTCTGCATACGCCTTTTGCATATCAGAAAGCAACCGCCGTTGACCATTAAGGGTGTCTTCATATTCTTCATTGGTCTTACTGGCCAATTCAGACGATGCAATTAACGCATTTTGGCTCTTAGTGCATTCGGCAATCTCATTGCTTAATTTTTTTTGAGTTACACTTAGCTCGGCTTGCTGTGTGCTTAATTCCTCCGATATTTTGTTAAGTAGAGTATTTTGCTTGTTATATTCTTCCGTTGTAATAGCACCCTCTTCATATTGCTTGTTTAGGTCGGCAATGCTTTTTTTAACATCATTTTGTCCTTTTGCGAGCTCCTTACTTTCAGCATTCAACAACTTTTGTTGCTCTTTCAACGCCTGTATATTCTTAGTTATGTTGATAAGTTGCTCATCTACTTTATCAGCATTCAAGTCAACACTTAGTATTATTTGCTCCTCCATATCTATTTATTTGTAAATATGTTTTTTATCTCTTTTTTGCATTCTGTGAATATATCTGCTATCGCTTTTTGACGGGCTGTTGTATATATATCTACATTTTCTTGATACCTCTTCGATCCGAAAGTTGCTATATTCTGCGCTGCGAAAAAAGAAAAAGTTTTACGTTCTCGTACACTTGGAAAAATCAATCCCTTTTCTTCACTCCATTTATATATGGCGGGTATCAGTGTACCCGCCATATATTGTTTATACCCCTCGTCATGACTAATACCCCTTTCCAATGATGATAACTCCGCCACATCGCCCTGACCTATCACCAATGATATATTAGTGTTGCTTGTAACAACTTTAATCGCCTTGCTTGTTCGCCCACTCGCATTGACGTTGTTTTGTGCCATATTTTGACGTATTTCATCGCCTAATATGTTCAACCTGTTAATTATAACATCTCGTATCATTCCAATTCGTCTAAATATTCGGTTGCTTTCCAGCCCTCACTCTCATAGAGTGCTATACGTTCCTCGAGCGTCATAACGTAGCAATTTGTTAGCAAGTCCGTCAACCCTTTTTGACTTGCTTTCCTGTCGGTTGTTGTTTTTTCAACCGTCGTCATCGTACCCTCAAGGTTGTAGCGGTGTCCGAGTGTTGCTACTTTTTCTCCCCAAATCGCAACGTCTGTTTCTCTGTCTAAGAGATAAAAAAGTGTGTTTGCCATATCGTAAAGTTTTAAAATTAAAAGTTAAATATTTATCATATTGGATTGTAACCAAGCTATTTCAGTGTCGGTGAGAGTGCGTGAAAAAGCAAAGAAATTACGCAACGAAAGAGGGCGATAGGCAGTAGAATTAATCATGCCCATTTGTATTCGCATAACTTCGGTAATTAATACACTACCATAATTCAATTCATACGTTTCATTATTTGTGTAAAGAGTATCGCCATTAAATAGCTTTGAGGTACTATTTTGAGGAATGGCATTATTCGTTGTATTACTTCGCCAACGGAGGTTATATTCTGCGGTGGAAAGTGAGTCGTATAGATACCACACAGTTATATTATTAGGTGCTGATGTCAGACGGAAAGAATTTCTTTCAATTGGTGCATTAAGGTAGAATGATGCTATTGAAAAATAAAAGTTAGTAGTAAAGACTGAGTCATCAACGCCATCAAACACAAGTTCCCCATTATCGTTCACATAGCCATCACCTATTTGTCCAGACATTCCGTATATATCAACATCATAGCCATTGCCACTTAGGTCATGCAAACCTCCCTCGTAATACCCGCTATTATCGGCAAGCTCTTCATTCGTCAATCCTTGCAATTTCGGACAATACCAAACGAGCAACGCCTCGCGCAGTTCTTGTGGCATCTTGTTTAAAATTCTTTGATATTGCGGAACTGGTGCCTGTTTGTTGTTCAAACAAGCATAATTAACACTATATTCCTTAATATTCAACGTCAAAGAATAACCGCACAATATAGCATCATAGCGTAAATATTCTCTATTTGCGGTTGTTGCTAAGATTCGCAAACGTGGATAATTAGCTATTAACCACGAAAGCCAATTTTGCGCCATAGATTTACATGGTGCTATACAGTCACTCTCTACTTGTTCAGCATCGTAACTATCTGACGGCATCATCTTACAAAATGCGACGCTCAGTGTATATTCTTCTGAAACACTCCGCCCCTCTGTAATGATGTTGCTTGAGGTGCTTTGTACAAATAAAGCAAAGATATTAGATGTATCTTGTATCTCTGCTAATTCATCTGCCAATACATTTAAACCGCCATAATTGTGATATATGGATTGACAGAATTGCGCCCGTGTGCCTTGAATTATATCGTTTATCGTTGACATTTTCTCTGTTGCTTAATCCTGTTAATACTTGCCTTTTCTGCTAAATATTGGTTATACTTTGCCTTCCGCATTAAAATATAATCACTTACTTTCAGTTGCTCGACCTCCGCAAAGGACCGGCAAAAGAAATATTGTTGCATCTCAATAAACACACTTTCGGCAAATGTTAATTTAACAACATTATTTTGTTGGTCTTCACCTTTCGGGGTATATCTGTTTATCAACTTTACAAAGCTATCCGCCCACTCTTTTAACCCCAAAAAAAAGATTTGACAAAACGCCGTATTATTCGGCGTTATTAAATATTCACCATTAACAACCTTGTACAATTGTTTAATTGACATTTCCCAAAAAACAACTTTATAATATTGTTGTACTTTTTCGTAAACCTTTACCTTTGTTTCACGTGAAACAATAGACCAAAAGGGTGCAACTTGCTCCCATAATGTTTTATTCGTGATTGTCAACGTTTTTTGTTTCATCTTTCGGATATTCTTTAAAGAAAAGCAAAGGCAAACCCATTTTTACCCACTTTTCGGCTTTCTCATCAGTAATAGTTGCTTCATTTACCAATTCACCCATAAAGATAACATTTACTTTATCTTTTAATATGTATCTTGGTGCTTGGTATTCTTTTTCTGTCTTTTTTTTCATAAGTAAATGGTACAGCATTAACGCTTTATCAACAAAACAAATAGAACATTTATATTCACTTGGTTGTTCGTAGTAATCCAACAACGCCATTACCTCGCTTATCTGCTCGGTCGTTTGCTCGCTTATCGGGGTGTTTATAAATGTACGTAGTGCATTTATTTCAACATCTAATCGTTCGTTCATATCATTCTATTGTAATAGTTACCCCCTCATCATCATTGATACTACCCTGCATCATCTTCACCAGCCTCTCGACATATTGCCTACTCTCACTTACGTAATTACCACCATTGTAATTACCTAATAATATACAACCTTGCGTGTCCTTTGCGTAGTTGCCTGCGTGTATTCGCACGCCTGCAAAGCTCTTGACGTGTAGCAATTCGGGGAGTATTTTCTGAAACCTTTTTGAATAGGTTAATATAACATGATAACTCCCTTTGGGTATTGCAGTAACGCCATATATCTTACGACGTTTTATTTCGTCTTCACTCATATCAGAATTAAGCCCCCGAAATGTTGGCTCCAACGTGTACGAAAATAAAACGCCATTGACATACAACTTGCCTATCGTTTCATTTTCGTTAAATCTTTCTCTAATTAATTTTAGCTCCATTGTTTTTTTTATCGTTTAAAAATTAATATTAGCATCACTATTAGCATCAACAACATACCTAAACAAATGAAACCCATTTTTTTTATAAAGCTGTCTTTTTCGACTATCGTTTTTTGTTGCTCGATATATTGTTCAGTTATATATTTATTGATAGTTTTTTGGTCCTCAATCTCTATTTCGAGACTATCACATAAACAATTAATATAAATATAATTGTCAATGTATTTATATTTGATTTTCGCCCGGTCGCCTTGCATCGTTGCCAATTCTGACAATAGTAGATTGTTATTGCTATCACATTTAGTATATAACATTAGCAAACAACTATCAGGGCGTATCTTGACAATAGTGTCGAATACTATTGTTGTGTCTCTTTGTATTATCGTTTGTCTTTCAATTTTTGTAATAGGTGCAGTATTTCTACTGCACCCACAACTCAATATAAAAAACAAAATAACAAACAAGAAGATTATTATTTTAATTATCTTTCTTTTCACCATCTTTTTTTATATTAATCTCTGTATTTCCGTGCCTTAAATTAACACCTTTGCCTTTGCAAACTGCCAACGTTACATTCCACAATGCAGAAAAAGCAAATAGTTCACCAACCGCTGTTAACACACTCCCGTCTATCTCACCTATAGGTGGGCAAAAAAAACCTGCAATAATTAACAATACACTTATAAAAGTAATTAAAGCACTAATATATAATTCTTTTCTCATTGATTGAAATAATTTCAATTTCAAATTATTGTGATCCAAATATAAAATAAAAACCCGTTAATATCAAAAATATTAACGAGTTAATAAAAAAAACAATAAACCTAAAATTAACACTATGAAAATTAAAAACTTGCACTTAACAACGTCTCAAACATTGCTTTCGTATCTTCGTAATCATCGCCTGTTGTCGATAATGTACATTCAAAATACGGCTCAACACACTGCAATGTTGCAGTTACATCACCGCCATTTTCATTTTCATTGCGCGCAATGCCGTCGGCTGTTGCTTTCATCGGATCATACAATCCCAAAACTTCAAAAGCGCCATCTCCTTTCTTGTCTTTTTTCTCAACGACTAAAAGAAAGCCCGCCGCGCTGGTCTGCAATGGCTCAACAACATCTTTGCTCGCACCTGCACCACGCAATGGTATACGGACCATTAGTTGTTTAGTGTACATTGTACGACCACTATCTGCACTTGAAGCAGTATTAGCGCCGTCAAATGGTGTTGTAAACACATTATCTATCGCTACGCTCTTAACATTAGAGCCCAATGTAATGCTCCTAACAATACGAGGATTAGACGCATCTTTTACTATTGTCGGGGTATCTTTCCATTGAATTAATACGGCTCTCCCTGTATAACCACCTATTAGTGGGCTGTCACATTCCATTGCTATGTTTTGCGCCAAATTACCAGCGCAACTTGTGTATGCCATATCTAACTATTTTTTAAATAAAAAAAATTTGTTGTAAAATAAATTCTGCAAATATCGACAATGCCACAATCAAGCAAGCAAACCTCTAAATATTTAGCATACAACTGCAATAGTAATACAACACTATTGCTAACACTTGCTATCGCCTGCCACTCGCTTACATCTCGGCTTTCGGTTGTCTCTTTCAACTTCAAACCTGCACGCGTCATTTTGTATTGCCGTTGACTTAACAACAACCAAACTAATTTGGCCGTTATTTCGTTCGATATTTCAATTATATCGTCCTGCTCTATATCTATTTCAGTTTGTTGTTGAATAGGTGCTAAATAGGCTCTATTCACCTCATCTGAAAGTGCATCAATATATTCTTCATTTATCTGCGAAGATACTTGTAAGCCGTATTTTGCAAAATCTATCATCATAAAAAGTTTTAAACAGGTGCAATTAAGCACCCGTTATATTAGTTACTTGCCGTTCTTTTGACTACTGCTGTTGAGAAAAGGTCGTGTATTTGACCGCCAATGTTACGCTCTTTTTGGTGGTTCATAACATTCTTTTCCCAAGTTGCATAAGAAACTGCAATTGTCGATTTTTCTTTTACCCAATACCCGTCAGGGATAAAAACAAATAGTCTGTCATTGCCGACAATATCAGTGACGTATATATCATTCACGCCTATAAGACCAGCAATTTCTTCCTTGCTGTGATATGTAGTAGTACCACCATTTGCATAAATAAATGTTGCAAGATCTGTCAGTGTCTTTTGCGACATCACCGCCACTTTTTCCTTGCCATATGGATTGAGGACCGCATCGGCGGCTGTGCGTGCTTGCTCAATAGTGAAAGCTGTGCCGGTAACGTTGAATACCTTAGTGAAGGCGTCATCGGTGGTTTTAGTTCCGATGGTTTCAAAGGTTCGAATACGATTGGCAGACGCATTCACCGTATCGCCAACAAAGATTGCCATTATAATTGTATTGATTATTTGGCGATCCAATTCCTCATTTATGTAAGCTAAGAAATTTGCCCCCTCGCCTGCTTCTTCGATATCGTCAATATCTGAAAGGGCAATCTGTTGACGTTTGTAAACAAAATCAGTTGTAATCTGTTTTGGCGTGGCTGTGATACTCTGAATAAGTTTCTCACCACTGAGAGTTTTTGACCATTGCTTTGCAAGTACGCCTGCTGTTGCCAAATCATCTTCAGTGTAAAAGAATTTAGAGTACTTGGTGAAATGCAACTTGTTAAAAAGTGCATCAGACGAACCCCAATTGTCAACAACGGCAAAGTCTACGACATCGTTAAAAGTCAAGCCTGTGATACCATTCTTAACCATAACATTACTAACATTCTGCTCAACATCGTTCTTGTTCGAACGCAAAACTGCCATTGCTATTGCATTAGCTACTTTCTTTTCGAGTTTATGTTTGCCGTTGTTTATAGCTGTTGAGGCGAGGGAGTTCTTTATCTCGGTGCATTTCTTCACAACAAACTCAGCAACAGCTTCGGGCACTTCATCGCCGTTATTCTGTTGCTTGAGTGCTTCTTGCACTTTGGCAATAATCGCCTCTTCATCATACTCTTCCTCCGCACTTTCCATTTCATCAAGAATAGCGCGTAGCAAGTCTGCTACAGCCTGTCCTTTTTCTGAAAAAGCATTCTTAACCAATGTTCGCATTAGGATAAGCTGTTTTACATTGAATATTTTTCTTTTCATATATATATGAATTTAAATTAATTAAACATATCATCTATATCATTTTCGTCTATTTTTTCTTCTTGACGATTATCCACAAAACGTGTTGCATTCTTTATTTCTTGCAACTTTTCAAGATTAACACCGTTAGCGGGTAAATCAACCAACGATACGCAAAGCAAATCAAATTGATTAACAACTATTGTACCATCTTCTTTCCAGTCGTAGTCAACCGCCCAACCCTCTTTACTCAACCCTTGCAATAACCCTTCTTGCAAAGCCGTTTTTACTTGTTCATAGCGGGGGGTTGTTTTTGGCAAATAGCAAACAAAATACAGACCAACACTATTTATCTCGCAACACAACACGCGTCCGATCAAATCTTCAAATCTTCGCCCGTGCATCAGCGTTACGGGGATGTTAAATTTCTTGTTAACGAAATAACGATTGATGAAATCAGAAAATGCATCGTCTGAATAGGTTTCACCATTCTCATTAGCCGACTGACTAAACTTCATTTCATAACCTCGTATGATTAAGCCGTTAAGCCTTTCACCCCCTGAATTAGGGACAAGGCGCTCCAAATTGTAATTGTCGACCTCTTCATAATTGTCAATTAATATATCATTTGAAAGCTTTATTTTTTCCATATCTATTATTGTTCTATTGTTCTAACAGGTTTATTATATATCGTGTAATCAACTTTCAACTCCATTGCATTCGCAAGACGGATTAATGTAAAATTTAATAATCTCTCAAAAGTTGCATATTTGAGAAAGTCGCCCTCTCGTAACTCTGTACCATTGCTAAAAGCCTTTGAATTAAAGCTGTCAATTAGTGACACTTGATTTGCCGGCACTTGCAAAGCATCAGCAATAACCATTACTGCAATATTTAGCTTTTCGTATGTTTTATTGTCAAAACCTGCGAGATTTATTGTTTGCCAACTCATTTCACGGGGCAACAACATTATCTGCTTTTGCCTGCTCAAACTTCCATAATCCTCGCTTAGTTCTTTTTCCAACCTATCCTTCTCTGTTTTTGGCAAAACAACTTCGGTCGGGGCGTTGCTTAAATTCTTCGGGCTTCCAATGATAAGCGTACCTAAACGCTCATTAAGCGTAGCACTCGAATTTAGAACGCTGTCAATATAATGAATATACGGGTGTAGATGTTGCTTGTATGAGATTTGCTTTTCTTCAAAAATATCAGAGTACAAAACAAATATTTTTTGTTGTTTATTTTTGGGCTCAACGACAAAACGCCCTTCACCAGTGGTGTAAGTTACATAATCATTCGTAGACATCAGCCACAACCCAACATCACTCGGCATATTACAACCACACCACCCACCAACAACTCGGGGGGTGTGCAAAACCTCTTTGCGTTTAAAAATATTCTGAATAAAATTAAACATACTGCGCTCGTCTAAAATTCTGCATTACATAACTGCTATTGATAGCATCTATGTCATCGTCATGTTCACATTTCTTGCTAAAAGAAAAAATTCTTTCCAAAAGCGTTTGCAAATTAGATATTTTTTTGTTAATAATCAAATTTTCAGTTATATTTTGATAATTAGCTAAAATCCGCTCAAACTTGTTACCCTTGCTATTCCAACCCGTAACGTTGATGTCTGAATTTCTGCAAAACTCCAAAAAATCAATTCCTATCATTCCATTTGTTTCGATGTACGTATCAACAACATCGTACTTTTTCTGCCACTCTATCAACTTAGTAGCTATATCCGCACGAGTTCCTGTATTTGGACTGAACCAGTCAACAATGTATATTTTTTTATCAGTGTCAGACAATACAGACAAAACGCAACTAAAATAGTCGCTTCCACGCAGTGCAGACGGGTCGCAAAAAATAGCATAATGATACAACCCATGTTCGGGCAAATCGCCAACAACAATATTATGTTTAGTAAAGATAGCTCCGTCAGTTTCTGCATATTCCCCCAAATAATAAACACGATAGTAATAAACATCTATTTGCGTAGCTGTTGGCTTGCTTGCTTTTTCTTTCAAATCAACAAACCATTGCCGCTGACTTGCTGTCAAATAAGGGTTATCTTTCCACGTCAATATTAGAGGTTGGATATTCAGCTTATCAACCCAAAATGTAACATTTGGGTTATAATCTAATATCATCATCGCTCGAACATTAACCGACATGTCGACATATTGCGAATACGTGAATTTGTTAGCTTCGTTTAGAAAAAGAAAATCACACGCTACACCCTTAGCTGTTTCACTATCTGCGAAACTTTTGAATATAACAACACCACCTCCCGAACAACGTATTTCACGCGGACTACTGAACACTTGGCACACCGGCGACAAACCATTTTGTAAAACAATTTGCTTAAAGTCAGAATAAGCGCCATCACGACCTTGATCCTTTGTCATCGACGCAACAACAACAATCTTACCTTGCAACGCTTGCAATAACAACCATATAGCAATGTTGTACGTTTTGCCAGCTCTTCGCCCGCCCTGTAATGCACAAACAATACTGCCACGCTTATATTCTGCATCAAGAAACTTGCATACTTTGTCGTTTATGTGAATGTTAATTTTCATTCGCCGTTGTCGTTGTTGTTGTCAACTGGTGCAATATCATGAGTTAACTCTATCTCTACTTTCTGCACGGCTTGCACCTCTGCCTTCGGGTATCCGTGAGTTTGATTTGTCAGCTCGAAGAATTCGGAAACTTTTTCGCATTTCATAAAACATTGAATAAAACGCCGACGAACGTAAGGGTTCTCTTTATCTGCGATATAATCACGTAATTCCTGCATAGTCGCGCAACTTTCAACCCACCTGTAAAAATTGCGCATTGAATTGTTAGAGATATGTGGATTGGCATCAGGTTGACCAAACCAATGTTTTTTTTGACGCTCCAACGCTTCGGGCGTTTTTGGGGCGTTTTTAGCTCTCTTTTTCTCTGCCATGATGTTTTTATCGTGTTAGGTTATTATCGTGCCAAATATACGCAAAAAATCAATAAAAAGATATATTCTAAAAATCTAAATTAAACCACCTCATCAACCACACTCCAAAAAAAACCACTCCGAAAACGCCCCGAATACTTTAAAATACGTTTAAATACGTTAAAATACGTTAATTCAGAAAAAAAAGTAGTCGATAAACTTTTGTATATCAATTAGTTACGAGCAAAATACTAAAAATACTAAAAATACGAAAGGTTTTAAAAACCCTATATATATATATATATACTTTTTATATTTAATAGTATTTTTAGTATTTTCAGTATTTTAACTAAATTTCTCTTGATTATCAACAAGTTAGCGACTACTAAATTAACATTGTTAACAACTCTTAAAAAAGTAGTCAAAAATGTTATTTACTTGATTTACAACGTTTTAGTAATTGTTGGAATACGTTAAAATACGTAAAAAAGTGTTTAATCAATATTTGGGTGAATTTCAGTATAATGTTTCAAAACTACCAATCAAAAAAGCGTTATCGGGCATCATTTTAAGCCACTTGACTTGTTCGGGGCGTGGTCGTTGTTTTGTGTCCTTTTTAAATTCAACCATAAAAAAACGCCTTGTTTTGGGGCAAAAAAAACTATCATCAGGGATCCCTTTGTTGCCGTTATTTTCGTTTTTCCAACAAAGAAAACCATTTTGCCGAGCGTACGCCCGGCACTTGGTTTCTAATTCAAATTCTATTTTTTTATTCATCTATGTAACAAAATACTGCGTAGTTCTCAACATACCTGTATTTTCGTGGACGCTTAGCTTCGGGATCCTCGATACGCCCTTTTGTAAAGTGATAAATACGTCCATATTTTTTCTCGTTTAATTCTTTACTCAAGAGAATTGCATCGACAAGCTTTAAATTTTCTTCGATAATAACTAATTTCTTCATAATCTTTATTGTTTAAATTGTTAGTATTTATTGTTATTTTCTTTGTCATTCTGACAATACAAATATATGACTATTATTTTAATTATCAAAATATTTTGTACTTTTTTTTTGTTTTTTTTTGTGTGTAGTTGTTAAGTATCTGAATATCAGAATAAAAGATATGAAAAAAATAGTGTACAGGCGTTATCGCAACAACTGTACACGGCTTAATTACTTAACAATTTAACAACTAATTATTTATGGATATTCTTATACTATCAGCAGTTTGGGTTTCCTTGATATATTCGTTATATATATCGGGATGGTCTTTTTTGAATTTGGCGCTATCAAATGTTTTGCGGACACCTCCACAAAGATATGTAATATTACAACTTTCAGTGCTTACTTTGTCTATTTCTTTGTCTTTCATTAACTGTAATATCTTTTCTTTTTTCTCTTTTATTTGATTTTCAATATCATTTAACGCGCCTTGTAGGTTGCCCAATTCTTCGCATAGATTATCAAGTCCTGCATCTTCCTTAATTTCGTCAAATTCATTATCAGGTAATTTATCATAATATTCCTGCGCAATCTTCAAACCTTGTAATATTTCCTTTTGCATATCTTTATCCTGCGCAACTTTGACGATGTTAATATCTGCAATAGTAGCTATACCTTCATCGACACCGCCCTTGCCGTGAATTATATACACGTTATCAGCTCCGAGCATGTAATACCATTGTAATTGCGCTTGATATTGCTTTAACACTTTGTCAACATCTTTCTGCACGAACTTGCACTCATATACATTACCTTCGTTAAAGAAATCCGCGTGTGCGTATGTGTTAAACTTGAATGTTTTGCGCAACACTTTTTCAAGTTTCTTTTCTTTTTCAAAGTGTGGGTAAATGTTGCCGATTTTTTCCTCAAAATCATGTCCAGCTTTCTGTGCATCTGTGTTAGTATTGAATGTAGAAATTCTGTGCCATTTGACATCCTTGATACGTTTCTTTGCCGTAACCGACAAAACGCCGTTACGTCCTGCACTTAACCAATGTTGAGCATCTGAACCACCAAACCCTTGCGAGTGGCTATTCGCTAATTCTGTAATTTGTACTGCCATATCTTGTTTGTTTTTTTTTTTGACAATACAAAGATAGGTATATTATTTTAATTACCAAAATTTTTTGCACTTTTTTTTTGTTTTTTTTTATTCATTGTTATAGGTGTCTGAATATCAGAATAATAAAAAAAATACTACGTTATCACAACGTAGTATTTCACTGAAGTATAAAGTAGTTATGTATAATATATGGTATTGTTCAACTGGAGCTGTCCTTTTCAGCTCTACTAAGTGTTAATATTAAAAGTATCGGTGCAAAGATTATTATTATTTTCTTTTTTTTCTGTTAAATTTTGAAATTCTTTTTGTGTATCATTCTTACTGCACAACGCTTTATATATCTTTTCTTCACAAGTATTCTTTGCGACAAAAGTTGTAATAATCGTTTTCTTTTGTTGCCCTTGACGTGCCAAGCGTGCATTCCCTTGAGCATAAAGTTCATAATTATACGTTAACGTGGACCATACAATTATACGCCCGCCTGCTTGGAGATTAAGACCATGCCCCGCACTCGCTGGATGTGCCATTAGTACTGCTACTTCGCCTTTATTCCATTTTGAGATAATATCCTTTTCGGTTATCATATTTGCCGTTATTTTGGCTTTTTTAAGTAGCTCGGTAATAATTACCACCTCATATTTATAAGCGTAAAAAAGTAGGATGTTTTCCCCCCTCTCGTTCATTCTTATAATATAATCAACAACGGCGTTTAGTTTGGTGCTGTAACCTCTATATATCGCCTCGCCATTCTCATTATATATAAAACCATTTGCAAACGTTTGTAATTTGGCGAATTTGGCTTTTTCGTCGATAGTTAGTATATCAGTACCCCCCGCCCATTCTGTTGATAAAAAAGCGTCTAAATTAGAAATTTCATTATATTCAGCATCTGACAACTGAACCTCTTCTAAGTTGTAACTAACATCGGGTATATCAAGATACTGATCAGCTGTTAGAGTAAATATATTGTCAACTATTGGAGCTATTATTTGCTCCATTATAAAACGTGGTTCCCATTTGGACCACCTAACAGGCGCGCCCTCCATTATGTTAACAAAGTTGTGTACACGCCACTCCTTGAATGTTTGAGTGTTAAATGACAAGTCACACACTTTCGCCTGTGCATATATATCAATTAGACCATTTGCGCACAATGTGCCTGTCAACCCTATCTTCCTGTCCGCCTGAATATTCAGCACCGCCTTTGTTCGCTTGCTATCTATATTCTTGAAACTCGTCAATTCATCTATTATTAGAATATCATAGACCCCCGCCACCTCATCTATGTTTTCACGACTAACAACAATAATAGAATGATGTTCATCTATCAGCTGTTGGCGTTGCTTTTTAGACCCCTTGATACTTACCATATCCAACCTACACCCCCACTTTTCATTCTCATTTGTCCACGTATATTCACTAACACGTTTAGGTGCAATTATTATTGCTTTTTTTGGTTCTAACAACATTAGTAAATATAACATTGTCAACGTCTTACCAAGTCCCATATCAACAGACAAAATGCAATGTTTGTGAGTGATAGCGAATAGCGCCATTTTTTTTTGGTAATCGTGCAAATGTATGTTTGTTAACATGTAGGTTTGAACTTGTTGTTTTGTAAATATATTTTTTCATCCTCTGTCAATTCTGAATTGTCTGCATTAATAGCTGGCAATACCCCCGCCCGAACATAGCACCCATTTCCATATACTGTAAATTTTCTTGAAATAATGGGCAATGTATCTTCTTGCTTGATAGTTATTATATTATTAGCTGTAACCCATTTTTGCAGCCTCGCACCCGAAAGAATAAATGGATATCTATTGAGAAGTTTCTTTTTCGCAACTCCTTTTATTTGTTCTATTTTTTGTTGCAAAATGCCATCTAATACTATTCTTTTATCAGAATACATATTAGTAATAAAAGAAGTGGCAATTTTGGCGCCATTGGTATATTGTATTGCTGTATTAGTGATAACTATATCACATTTTGCGTAATATCCCATTATAGTTAAAGCTGTGGCAAACAACCAAAACTTAATATTATGCTGTTGATAGTAATTAACAATATTACTCAGAATACTAAATGGTGGATTATCAATGACAATTTTGTTACTGTAATCTTCACGCAAAAAGTTGCCATTAGGTTTAAAGGGTCGTAAATTCTCAAATTCCCCAAATTGTGGAAATAAGCATCTAACATAGTTATACACACATTGATATATATTATCAGGCGTATAACACTCATCAGAGCCATTGTTTGGTTTGAATTTCTTTACAAAAGCATCATACGTTGTTGTATCTTTGCGCCTAAAAGATACATACTCCTCAACCTCAAATAGTCGAGGAGTATCGTTGTTATTATTCTTACTCATTTCCCCTCCGCCAAATGTAATATAGCTAACATCTTATCGTCAACCTCGTAGTATTTAAGAACCTCTTCGACACTTACACCCTCACTAATTCGTTTCGTTACGGCAGAAAGTTCAGGACTTTCGATTGTCAACTTTTTTTTCTGTATTTTCTTTTGTTGAGGTTGTGCAGGTTGTGCAGGTTGTGCAGGTTGTGCAGGTTGTGCAGGTTGTGCAGGTTGTGCAGGTTGTGCAGGTTGTGCAGGTTGTGCAGGTTTTAGTAATTTGGATTTTAATTTCTGTTAATTTCATATTTGTATGTATTAAAATGTTATGCAATCTATTTTCATTCTGTAACCTTTGAAAGAATTCTGCTCGCTTAACTTGTTGCAAAACCAGTCCTTTATATCGTATGTTTCATCATTTATTTTTTCGATGATAACCGATTTTGGAAACCAAAATTGTTTTTCTATTGCTTTACCAGCACCCCAGCATACTAAGCAATTCAATAATATTGCCTTTTCTGTTGCTTTAATTTCTGTTGCTTTAATTATCGTTTCCATTTTCTTTATTGTTTAAATTGTTAGTAATTATTGTTATTTCATTTCTGACAATACAAAGATACGACTATTATTTTAATTGCCAAAATATTTTGCACTTTTTTTTTGTTTTTTTTTGTGTATAGTTGTTAAGTGTCTGAATATCAGTAATAAAAAAATACACGTTACCGACTTAGCATTAAAGTAACGTGTATTTTTTTTTATATACCGATTGAAATTGCCTATCCAACCGGTCTAATGAATTACATATCTGTCCTTTTTAACCTATCTTTGCGGAGGTTAATAATTATTTATAATTCATTATTTGATAGATATTTGTAATAAAAATTATGCAACTTAATAAAAATATCTTTGTTGGCGAGCGTATACGTATATTCTTCATTTCTTTTCCTCTAATCTGTCATATCAATTATTTTTACATTCGTAATATCTCTTTAATATCTCTTCAGCCAGTTTCATCTCATATTATTAACTTTTAAAGTTATTCGCTAAACTCACAAGAAACTTGTCGCTCTTCGCACACCTCTTGCACTCCACTATGTACTCGAATCCGTTGATTATAGTCTTATATTTTAAAAAATATAATTTATTGCTTCTTCTATTGTCATAAAGAAATGAATACCTGTGCCACATTCTTTATTATATTCGGTGTTGAAATTATCAATTACAATTTCTTTGCCTACTTTTTTATTCAACGCCACCAGCCAGCAACTGGTACATCTACAATATTTCCATCTCTAATAGCATATAGGTTTGCAGTGTAGTTTTTTAACGCCACCCACCTTACTTTATCTTCGTAAGATAATATTCTATTAGCCTCGTCTTTTGACATAGCCATCAATTGTTTATCTGTCATAATTAATTCAATTTCTTATTTATTTCACGATACGCGCAACTAATACTATTAGCATTGAACCACATAAAATGCTTACACTTAATGCAAACAAGTGAACAATTAACATTTCGCCCATCTGCCGGACAATAGCAATGAACATCTACTATTTTTTCAAGACTACCACGCAAAAAAGAACCTTCTTCAAGAAACGTCTTAATTTTCATAACATCCACTTATCGGGCTTATCATCTGAATATTCTTCTTCATTGTTATTAAGACAATGAACCTCAATTAAATATAATACCAGTATCGCTATTAAGCACGATACTACTAATACGAATGCCATTAGTATAAATTCTTTCATAATGCTTTTTCTTTAAAGTTGTTAGTATTTATTGTTATTTTCTTTGTCATTTCTGACAATACAAAGATAGGTATATTATTTTAATTGCCAAAATATTTTGCACTTTTTTTTTTTTGTTTTTTTTCTGTGTGTAGTTGTTAAGTGTTTGAATGTCAGTAATAAAAAAGCACCCCCGAACGGGGGTGCTTAACAGAAATCTAAATACTAAATAAAGAAAATGAAAATAAACTAAAAAGGCAAATCGCCATTAAAATCTTGTTGAGGTTGTTGAGATTGTTGAGGTTGTTGAGGTTGTTGAGGTTGTTGAGGTTGAATTGCATCATCGCCAAAATCAACACTTGCGAAATCATCGATCTGTATCTCTTTGAAAAGAATAGCAGACGCCCAAAGTCCATTCGCTTTCATTGGTCCATTGTCACTGCCCAAATCTGTGCCATTTATATAACACTCGAAGCGTTTGCCGTCTAATGCCTTAATGGTTGGGCGTGGAACTTGGTTCTTACGTTCATCATAAAAACGACAATTGTTCGAAACTTTGACACGTACGAGTTGACGTGCGTTGCCGTTCTTGTCTGTATACTCCTTAATATTTTCACCAGCAAAAGCCAAATCGTCAGCTCTCGACACTATGAATGAAATAGTATCGTTATCGCCCTTTAATAACCATTGTTCGCGTGGTTTGGTTGCATTGTAAATACGGCAATCAAAGTAACCCTCTACTTTGTTTGTTTTAAATGTTCTTTTCATTGCTATATATTTATTAATTAAAGTGTTAATTCTGTTTCAGTGTATATAATTTCATTTTGAGAGTTAAACCATATATCTTTGACTCTGTGTAATTTAAGCATTTTTTTCATCTGCAATAATGCAGAAGGGATGCTAATGTTATATGTCTCCGACATCCAACGTGCATAACTCATTAATTGATCTTTATCCGACACTTCACTAATTTCCATTAATCGAATATCATCTTTCACTCTCTCTTTTAGAGCGTTGGAAAGCGTCGGGTGTATATTCCGTTTTACCTTTTCCATATTTTTTTTTCAATTTAAAAAATACCCGCTTACTAAGCGGCAAAGTCTTACTTTTTCTTAGTAAGCGGGTATCGGCGAGTTTATCCCAGAGCCTTAATGTAAGCTTTTATGTATTGCAAAGGTATATTTTATTTTTTTAATTACCAAAATATTTTGCACTTTTTTAAAAAAAAATCAGAAAGGTAAATTTACTTGCTCTGTATCTTCATTACTTAACTCTTTGATTTTCTTCTTTATATCGGGTAATAACCAATATTGACCATTATACTTTTCGCCGTATACATCTGTAAAAGCTCTCTCTATCTCTTTCCGTTGGTTCATTGCATTGCTACCTTTCTGACTGGCAAAGTATTCTACTATTTTTTTAGTAGTCAACCTGTTAACTATCGCAAATTTTTTGTCGCAATCACAATTCATATCTTGCAACCACTTAACGAATAATTCTTGTTGCATTTCTATCTTGTAATCATTACAATTAATTGTCTTTGTTCCACTAACTTCTAACTCATTGTAATTTAGAGTTATTTCAGCTGTGTAATTATCTGTATTGACATTGTTTACAAATTGTTTAATGAGTGCAAATAATTCTAATTCAGAAACTTGTTCAGGCACGCCTTTAAAGTCTATATTATAATAGCGTCTATCGGACCAATCAGCAATAAATGTAGAGAGATTCTCATTACTTGTTGCTATGTAATTTCTTACGCCCTCCCATTTAAAGGGCTGGCCGTAAGGTAGTCGCCCCTCTCCATCTCTACTGGTGATTATCTCCTTGAAACGTGCGTACGTTTTTTGCATATCAGAATAAAAACACTCATCTAATACTACGCAATTATATTGCGCGACCTTTGGCACTGAGTAGTTCTGTATTTGCATTTCAATTGAGAGTTGAGAATTAAAAAGGTTGCTATCTTCATAGCACTCCCACCCATTCAACACCTCTGCCAATACACGTGCAAAGGTTGTTTTACCTGTTTTTTTTTCCTCTGAGTATAGATATAGCATTCTGCGTAAACTATCAGGAAAAGACCTCCCTTTTAACGCCTGTACGCAGAATAATTTTAGTTTGGTAATATCTTCATTGGTAAACTTATAAATTTTTTTCAGTCGTTCACTTGCTTGCTCGTATAGCTCTTGTTGAGGTGTTGATTGAATTAATTTAGCCAATTGTTCATCTCTTTTCTTTTTCGCAAAGAAAGATAACCACATTTGTTTGGCCGTGTTCTCACAATACCCCTCGAATGCTATTGTTGTATAATGCTTCTTATATCGATTATAAAAACTTAACAATATCGGGTTATTTTTTCGGACATCATCAGATCGCAAATAAGCATCAGCAATTATACACTCGTAACATCTTCTAATACTTTGCGCCACCTCACGTTCATCATTAAAGTCAAATTCTTGCAATAATAGTTGTATGCTATTTGTCTCAACAATTTCGGCTGTCAAGTCTGCCATCTGACTACTTGTTGAGGTTGTCGAGTAGTCGTCTAATTTTCTCATCATTTAGTATTTTTTTAGGTTCTTTTCTTATCCACTCGTTGAGGTCTAATATATCACAACCAACCTCCGAGCAGTTTTCACATATATTTTCAACAATAAAGCCGTATTTTAAAGCTGTTTTTCGCCAATTCTTCGCCTGTCCGTTGTCAGGTATTAGAATTACCTTTTTGTGCAAAAATAAGCCCCTTTTTACCGCTTTTTCGCAAAGGTTGTTGAGGTTTCCACTGCCACCAGTAGCAAGATAAGTTCGCCCCCGTGCATCGAAAACGGACATCATCACTGCCGTTTTTTCGCTTTCTACGATGCAAACCTCTTTGACATCAGGCGTTAATAGGTGTTGACCAAAAAAACATTGGTCTAATTCTTCACCAATGATAAAGGGCTTATATTTCGGCACCTTATGCACCCACATAGCGGGGGGTGTGTTGCTATCCTTACGCCTGTGGCCATTATCGCCGTATGGTATTAGCTTCCCTGCGTGCACTTCGCCTTTTTCGTCTATTTGCCAAAAGGTTACGAATTGCCCCGCCTTACCAACTTTATATTCCTGCCACGCCTTTATTGCATCGGGGAGTTCTATCAGAGTTAACGCCCATTTGAATAAGTTGCTTTCAACATCTGTTTGAGGCAAGACATTTAACCTCATCGGCTGTAATACCCTTTTTTGGTCGTTTTTTGGCTCAATTTTGGACTTTTGAGGCTCGTGTGGATATTTTATATATCCGCAATTGTTTTCTCGGTCGCAACGCCCGTAAATTGCCATATTAACAATATTGTCGTTTTTGTCGCAATATGGTGTAAATGTTTTTCTCCCACATTGTGGACAAATATACTTACGGCTGGACTTGCTTAAATGGTAGTTATATATCATTTTCAAGCATATATTGACAAATATGAATAATCTTTTGCAAGTCAAGGCGTCTATTTGCCTTAATCTCTTTGAGGTTTGTGCCCTTCTTACGCAATACGCGCTTCACTATATCAGCTCGCCATGGGTCTAACTTATATTCATCCCATATATCATAAACTTGTATCTCATGTGTAGCATAGTCTGAAGTACCTACATTGCACTTATTTACTTTCATCGTTTTTTTTTTACAAATTAATTTATTTTTTTTTAAATATGCAAATAGAAATACTTTAAAATATGTAAAAATACGTTAAAAATACGTTAATTCAGAAAAAAAAGTAGTCGATAAACTTTTGTATATCAATTAGTTACAAGCGAAAATACTAAAAATACTAAAAATACGAAGGGTTTCAAAAACCCTATATATATATATATATATACTTTTTATATTTAATAGTATTTTTAGTATTTTTAGTATTTTAACAGAATTTCTCTTGATTATCAACAAGTTAACGACTACTAAATTAACATTGTTAACAACTCTTAAAAAAGTAGTCGAAAATGTTATTTACTTGATTTACAACGTTTTAGTAATTGTTGGAATACGTTAAAATACGTAAAAAAGTGTTTAATCAATATTTGGGTGAATTTCAGTAT